ACAGTAGATATTGATTCAGCAGGAGTCCTAACTCTAGATTCTGGTGCAGCCATTAATATAGAACCCGCTGCGGGGTCAGCAATTTTATTAGACGGGACGATTAGTGTAGATGCGGGTGTCGTTACGGGGGCGACTTCAGTAACAAGCACGGCCTTTGTAGGCGATATAACCGGCGACATTACTGGAAATGCAGATACGGCCACTTTAGCAACCAGCTTTACGGCGAGCGCTAATAACAGTACAGACGAAACGGTCTATCCTGTTTTTGTGGATGGAGCAACGGGGACTCAAGGGGCGGAGACTGATACCGGATTAACCTATAATCCCAGCTCTGGAAACTTAGCTATAAGCGGAGAGCTTGCTGCGGCGACATTAGATATTAGTGGAGCCATAGATGTGGTAGGAACCACCAACCTTGATATAGTCGATATAGATGGTGCTGTAAATATGGCGGCTGATTTAACAATGGGAGCCAACATCTTAATGGGAGATGATACTTCCATTGGAATAGCCGATGATGCTGAAAGAATTGAATTTGATGGAGCTGGTGATATATCATTTTTAGGATGCAATGTCGGAATTGGAGTTGCGGCACCGAATACTAATCTTGTAATAGAAGAAAATTCATCTGATGTTTTAGGGCAACTCAAGATTAGTCAGTTGGGTGCTGGTGATGCTTCTATGTTTTTTGTAGCTGATAGTGAAATCTGGGCTATGGGGTTGGATAATAGTGATAGTAACAAGTTTAAGATTTCAACAGATACGGGTTCTGCCGATGTTGGTGTTGCTACAAAATTTACGATTCAGCAAGATGGCAATGTCGGCATTGGGACTGATAGTCCTGCAGAGAAATTAAGTGTTGTTTTGGCAGCAGGTGCTACAAGAGGAATGCTCGAACTAAAAAACACAAGTGATAATAGTGCATGGATAGTTTCTGATGCAAATCTTTCAGGTGCTGGTTCTGGAATGGGTGGTATTAGACAATATTGGAATGGTACTGAGATTACAAGGATGGCAACTCATAGTGGGACAGATACTACAAATAAAGATGATGGAGAACTTGCGTTTTATACAAGAGCAAGTGGTGCAGCATTAGGTCAACGGATGGTTATTGACCCCTCTGGCAATGTCGGAATTGGGACTACGGCTCCGTCTAATGTACTTCATGTCGCCCACGCCTCATCGGCAACTATGAAGATTGAAGCAACTGGTGGGGCTGACTCAGAAGCAAATTTATTTTTAGATTGTAGTACAGGCTCAAGCACTGACCAATCAGCCTTGTATTTCACAAGAGATGGTGGACACCAATGGAGATTGAGATGTCCCGATGGTGGATTATTAGAACTTTGGGATTATAGTGATGGCAGTAGAGCAACTCATGTGGCAACTGGTGGTAGTAATTGGGTAAATGATTCCGATGTAAGAATGAAAGAGAATATTGTTGATGAGGGGTCAAGACTACAGGATGTCTTAGACATGAAAGTCAGAAGGTGGGATTGGAAAGCTAATGGAAGTTCAGACTTGGGCTTTATTGCTCAAGAATTAAATGATGTATGTCCTGAAGCCGTTGAAGTTGGAAATGATGAAGTTTGGGATAATGATAGTGCTGATGATTCTTATAAAAAGGGAGACTTGAAAAATCCATGGGCTTTATCTGAAGAATCAATAGTTCCTGCTTTAGTAAAAGCAGTCCAAGAATTATCAGCAAAAGTAGAAGCATTGGAGAACGCATAGTGCCACAAGAGTTATCACCAGACACTAAATTCACACTTAGCATCCAGACGATGATTGGTGCAGGAATGGGAAACGCATGATTAAAATAATATTAAAAAAACTACTGAAAAAACACGGGTCGATCGGCTTACTGGTTTACGTGGGCGATTTCATAACCAAGCAGACCAAGTCGAAAAAAGACGATCAGCTCTGGGCAGAAATAAAAAAAGTAATTAAAAGATTTGATAAATGATACAAACAAGAACCAATAAACAAGCTGTGGAGGAAAGAAAAATGGTAAACGGATTAATAAACGTGCAACTAAAAACCTTTGAGATCGAAGTAACTGGCGGAGATCCCGTAAAGGTAGAATACAAAACGCTAATGAAAGGGGCGCTTAACAGCATCCCCGAGGGCGGCCTGGCTCCATCCGATATGCGCGACCGCATTAAGCTCATGGATAAGCTGGAAGAAGCAACCGGAACGGTAAATCTTACGCAAGAGGAAGTAGATGTAATCTACGGCCTGGCTAAAGATCAAAGGTTCGGCGTAATAGATAAAGGCTTTGTCGATTACATGGAGGATTTGGAAAAGATGAAAAACGGAATTAAAGAAAGTGGATCTAGGAAAATATAACTCCGAGAAGTCGGCTAAAAGAGTAAAAGTCTCGGCCGACCATACCCAAGATCCGGTAAGGTACCACCTGGAGATCCAGGGCGTAAAGGAAAAGCGCCTGGTAACGCTCCAGGAGGTCGACCATGCTTTGTCCTCTAGAGAGTCTAAAGTGGAGAGGCTAAAAGAGGAGATCTCGAGCTGCAAATTGCTAATTAAAGACATCTCAGCTTTGTAAAATGCTTTATAGGAGATGCGCTGCGGGCGAAGATATAGCGATTTACTTTGGATCTATTTTTGTCCAGGAGGTTAGGGACGCCCGCGCCCACCCCTCCAGGCGTTACGTCGTTTGGGCGCATGGATCTGTAGCATTAGAAACCGATGTATTTACTGAGGCAGAGGCGGCGTATATTGCAGAATGTAATAAAGTTCATTCGTCAATAGGCGCCCAGATCCCAGGCAAACATAAACTCAGAAACGGAGTCGTTCAAACAGTATGAGTAAATTTTCAGAGTTTATATCTGGCGTATTGCAGCGCGAAGGAGGGGCAAGCATAACCAACGATCCGGACGATCCCGGAGGCGTTACTAAATTTGGCTTGTCTGCCAGGGGTACCAGTATGGATCCGGAAGAGATAAAAGCCCTTACAGAGCGCGAGGCGATAGACCTATACCGAAAACTATATTATAAGCCAAGTAAGTGCGACAAGCTCCCCGAAAGACTCCAGGAGGCCTATTTCGATACCGTAGTTAACAGCGGGATCTCCGGGGCTACAAAGATATTACAGCAAGCGGCAAACCATAAGAACAGAAAAGGCCGACAGATTACGGTAGACGGACGCATAGGGCCGAACACTATCGCCGCTATAAAAGATCTGGAGACTGAGAGGTTTAGAGCCTTTAGAATTAAACGCTATGTCGATGTGGTTAATAAAAAGCCCTACACAGAAAAATTTTATTACGGCTGGTTCCGCCGCGCCCTGGAGGTTTAATGGCACAACAAAATAACCCCAGGCAAAAATTCCAGAACTATGTAACGCAATCGCTGGCCGCTCATACTGTAAAGCTGGAGAACATCGAAAAAACTTTAGATAGATTACACACAGATCTACCGGCGGAGAGTCGCCGTGTAGGATCTTTAGAGCAAAAATTCCAATTCTTTAAGGGGATCACCTGGTTTATGATGGGTATGCTGGGGGTATTCGTTGCTTTGGTAGGGGTGTTAAAATAAAAAAAGGATAAACGATGGTAGAATGGTTAAATGAAATAGTAGGGCCAGAGTTTGCGTATGCCGCTATAGGCGGCGCGAGCGTTCTAATGGCATATATACTTAAAAAGATACCGAACCAGGCGTTAAAGAGTAAGTTTGGCTCTGTAATGTACGGCCTGGGGGTTACGCTTACCCTTGGACTGGCAAAATGGGAGTTCTCTAAAAAGGCCTGGCATAGTTTAATCGAGCCATGGATCGTAGATGCTATGGATAATATCGTAGCCCACGGGATCCGAGAATTTATACGCGGGCTAAGGTCTGACAATGTATAAGTAGGCGAGGAAGCGTATATAATGCCACAAGAATTAAGCCCAGACACTAAATTTACCCTTAGTATCCAGACTATGATTGGAGCAGGAATGGGAATTGCATCACTTGTTGGGATGTGGTATGTGCTACAGGCAGATATACAGGAGGCTAAAGAGTTACCCATACCTTTGTCTCTATTCTCTCAGGAGTATCCGAGTAAGGGGATTAGCGATTTTAACTGGAGTCCCTCCTACGAACAGTATAAACAGCAGGTAGGAAATCTTCAAGAAAATCAAGATGACATCTATGGTATTATTGAGGGACTGCAAGATGAAATTAAAGAACTAAATAAACAGATTACAAACTTAAGAATTGCAGTCCAATGAGGTGGTTACTATTATCATTAGCTTTTGGTCAGCCCGCACAGCAAGAGGTAAACGATGCGAATTTTTTGGGAGCAATATACAAAGGAATGCACTTGGTGAGGTTTACCGCGGAATGGTCAGACGATAATAAACAGAATTTTTACCAAGGGAAGTTTATTGTAGAAGGAGATAGCGCCTATCATGGCACTATGATAATGATACTCCCAGCAAAAAATATTCCAGAGACAGTAAGAAAATTAAGACTGCGGAATTTCCCAAGCGTTGTTTTATTCAAAGACGGTAAAAAGAAAAAAGTTTGGAAAGCTGATTTTGATGGGAACCTAGATCTAAGTACAGACGATGTTAGAAAAGCTATTGATTGGCACTCCGCGGTTTTAAAAGGTTATTAATGGAAAAGATTTCAAAAGGCCAGGTGTATTAGGCGGCAGATTTCGTAAATTAAAAGTAGAATTATATGATATTACTAAAAAAACTAAGATGGGGGCGTAAATGGCAGTAACTAGTACTATAGAATATTGCACCGATAGAGACTTGCTGGACGTATATCCCCAGATCTCTACCTCCGATTCTAAAATTAGGATCTATAACTGGGTGCAGCATAGTGGCTCTTTATATAGAGCGGATAGTAGCGGAGTCGCTACGGTTTTGTTTGTCGACGGGCAAGACTTAGGAGATCCAGAGGCAAATAGTGGCGTTGTAAATGTAAATGGCGAATGGTATTTCGATAGCGCTATAGACGCCGTTTATTATTATAATAGTGCGACAAGCCCTAACGATTTAATAATGGAATCTGGAGAGGACGCCGCAACCTTTCGCCAGCGTATGAGACGTAATGCCTCCCGCCTGGTCGAAGCTAAGTTAGATGCCAGGTTATCGCGGGAAGTCTGGAAAGACAGGGAGGGTAACTATCCCTTTATCGTAACCAGGACGTCCGCTTTAATGGCTGTATCTATGATTTTATACTCTGAAGATCCTACGAATGAAGTGGGCGCGGCCTTTGACGAGGAGGCTATGGAGAACATAGCAGCGCTAAACAGCGGAGCGATACAGCTACCCCATAATGTAACTGCGGACTCGTCCAGGGGGTTTATTCGCGACGTTACGTATACCGCCGGATCCGTTAGACCGGTACAGACCAGGGGCGCGTATAATGGGACTTATGATCTAATAAAAATTATAATCAGCGACGCCGGAGCCATTGGTACGGCGACGTTTTCCGTACATGAAAAGTCATCCTCAGATCTAAAAGCCGTCCAGGTAGTAACCTCAGAAACAATTAACGGCGACTTCCAGGACTTAACAGGCGGACTACAGATCCGTTTCGCTGGATCCACGGACAGCTCCGCCGCTACGGCAAATGATGAATGGGAAATAGAGGTGTACGGAGCTGGAGAGAGAGTCGCTACGAACTCGCTGGATTCTGTACGAATAACGAGAGGCACTGGCGGTTATGCCGGCAAAGTAAAGGGTGGATCCCAAATGGCCGGGAATAGGCGCTATAGGATATAATGGCCCTCGTACTTGATACTACATATAACAACGTATTCTATAAGAATGTCCTGGCAAAACTGAGAGGTTTGATTAGTGCCGACCGAGACTATGGCGCTATTTATATATCCCCCACCTATGAAGATAAAGGGTCTTACTCCGTTAGACTCTGGGGAAGCGGGGCAGAAACAGACAGCATTACAATGCCGACAGAATGGACAAAGACATATAGCGTCGATGTAGCCATGTATTCTATCGAGCAATCTCCCGACGAGAGCTATTGGGAACAGTTTTTAGCAGACGGCGAGAGGCTATACCAGATAATGGCAAATAATACTAGCGTCGCTGGATCCCTTGGCTGGTTCGATGGTGTTGTCGGAGATATGGAAGTAGGGGCTACGGAAGAGGACGAAGAGGCGGTAGATGGCCTACATACAATAAAATACAATTTTGTATGTAGGATAAGTCGGGCAGATTAAATAAATTTGTGTAAGGAAATTTAAAATGACAAAAGAAAAAGACGCACCAAGTAAGAATATATACACCGCTACGGCCGGATATAAAACTTTTATGCCGAATAAAGGGGCGCTGTCGGAAACACAGCATCAAAAACTTTTAAAAGGTGAGGCCGTAAACTTAAAAGGCGCGCCGGATAAGCAGATTAAATACCTGGTAGTTAATAAATTGATAAAAAATTAATAGGAGAGTGAAAAATGGCAACTAACGCATCGGGACGAGAATATAAAGTCATAGTAGGGAAACAGGACGTTTCGGCTTTAGCCATTGGGGGCGACGGCGACCTAGCGGCCGCCGACTTTGTTAGCGGATCAAATATGTTTATGCGGCTGGGGGCATTAAACGGCATAAATTATGACGCCGCTTTTTCAACCTCGGAGGCTTTGCGCTCTGGCAGAAGAGCTTATGAGGACGGAGATCTTATACGCCACTATGGATCTGGTACATGGACTTGGGATTTTGACTATCTAGTCGAAAATAATTTACTGTTAGAAACTTTGGTAAGTTTAGTTACTGGCGTAGCGGATACAACCGGAACAATTACAATAAACGCAGCAGTACACGACGCCCAGGAGGATATGTCTCACGGGTCAACTACGGCAGATAATGTAGGTATTATATTATTAGAGGCCGGAACGAGTACAACGGGACTAGATTCGGACGATCAAATTATGCACAGCGCGGTACTTCAAAATCTTACTTTGTCTATGGACATGGGAACGGATGGCGGCAGAGTCCATGCGTCTGGACAGTTTATGTCTGGATATAAACCTGTTATAAAAGACTCCGGAGTAACCGGGGCAACGACAGCCTCAGACTATGAAAAAGGATTGTTTAATTTTACCGTTTTAACGGTAGGCGGCCACACGGCAACGGTTAAAGCCTTTACCATGACGATTACAAACCCGGCAAGCCGATTAGGATGGCAAGGCACAAGCGCTGAGGCCGACGGATACGTTAGAGGCGGGCTATATGATATTTCTGGATCTATGACTGTAAAATACGATGCGAATATGGCGGACGCGCTGTCTACAGATTGGGTCGCTAATCCTTCTACCGGATACGCACTCGCTCTTAACGATGGAGCTAACTGGGATATTAGTATACCCTCTGCACGGATGACAGGACATAATATTGATTTCGCCGACGAGGGAATGTTTGTAGAGATCCCCTGGACAGCGACAACCGGCGCGGCGGCGTCTGGGAATCTCGCGGTTTTGAAAGTTAATTAATTTCTTAAAATAATCTAACGCTGTGGAGGGCAATGTATGAAAGATGTAAAACTACTATCTGGCCGTAAGGTCAAAATTAAAAACATGACCATAGACCAGATAGACGAATGTAAAGATATTCCAGAACTAGTATATAAAGACGGCGAGACAGCCTCTATTCGTAACGTATATAAAGCCCGCACGGCCTGGCTAAGGTGTGGAATCGGCGGCGGAGACTTCGACGATTACGCGGAAGTAAATGATAAAGCCGTCGACCATGTTTTAAAGCAGCTCACAGACACCGAGACTGAGGAGATAGTTAATATAATCCAGAAAGAGCAAATACTGGAAAAAAAAGCGCCCTCCTCCTAGCCCTAAACGTATACATTGAAAAAGGATGTGAGGGCTGTAATTTTCATAAAATCCCATATACGTTTAAATCTATTCTTACTGAGAATAAGGGACAACCGGAAATAGCCATAGAAAAAGACGAGGACTTATGGGCGTATCTTATGGAGGTTTATTACGAGTCCCTGTCCTTTAGATCCGACGAGAGCGCCGAATCTATGGTCTACCAGCAGCTCCCGTTCTTCGCCTGTTATAACTTTTTCATAGACTCTATTTATCAAAAGGATATTTCTCGCTATATTTATGCCCAAGAAACCGGCACTCCCGCGTACTCTGGCGATTATGGTCAGCAACCGGCAGTATGGGTAGAGAAATTTTTTATCATAAAAAAAACTTTAAATGATATGACCAGCTCAAGGAATAAAAAGCAGGAAGCAGCAATAAAGAAAAAGCATGGCAACGAATAAAGAAATTATCCAATTTACCGCTAAAGGACTTAAAAAGGTCGAGAGCGACATAAGAGCTTTAGAAAAACAAGTAAAAAAATTAGATAGGGCCTATAAGTCCAGTACTAAGAGTAGTAAAGGCGTTACGTCAAGTATGGGGGGCATGATTGCGAAACTTGGTCTAGGTTACTTGGCTTTTCGGGCGCTTACTGGGGCAATTAGTGGCGTCGTCCGTGTTGGTAAAGATTTCGAGAAAGAAATGTCTAACGTGGAGGCTATTTCTGGGGCGACAGCAAAGCAAATGCAAGCCCTGGAGAAAAACGCTAGAGACTTGGGGTCTACCACGGTGTTTACGGCTACAAATGTCGCATCTTTGCAAACAGAGTTTGCTAAATTAGGATTTACTGCAAAAGAAATTACCAAAGTAACTAAGGGTACCTTGGATCTGGCCTCTGTAGCCAGGGTAGACTTAGCCCAGGCCGCCGCTGTGGCCGGGACAACTCTAAGGGCTTTTGGTCTAAACGTTGAAGAGACTGGAAGAGTAACCGATGTAATGGCGCTTTCGTTTTCTAGATCCGCTTTGGATATACAAAAATTTACAGACTCGATGAAGTTTGTAGCGCCTGTCGCTAAAGAAGTGGGGTTTACTGTCGAGGGTACTACGGCCATTATGGGCGCCCTGGCTAACGCCGGTATAGATGGATCCCTGGCTGGTACAGCTTTACGCACTATATTTTTAAAACTCGCAGATACTAACTCCGCTTTATCTAAAAGATTAGGCGGATCCGTTAAAAGCGCCGAGGAACTAATACCCGCTCTTAAAAAATTAAAAGATAGCGGAGTAGACCTAACCGAGATGTTAGGCCTTGTAGATAAACGAGCCGTTACGGCTTTCAGTATATTGGTGGACGGAACGGACAAGGTCGGGGCGTTAAAAAATGAATTAGATAACGCCGCCGGATCTGCGAAACGTATGGCGGACATACAGTTAGACAATTTAGCCGGTAAGGTTACGCTAATGAATAGCGCCATGGAGGGGCTTGGCATAAGACTATTTGAATTTGTAGAGGGGCCATTAAATTCCGCGGTAACGGGCTTAACCAATTTTGCGAATGCTATGGATGCAGAGGCTCTAAAATCTTATACCGTTGCCTTTACTGGGGTAGGTGGGGCTATCTTAATATATAATAGCGCTATGGTAATGGCTAAGTTGAGGACAATACAATTCCAGGCCACTCTAGTAAAGACAGGCTGGGGGGCGTTGATTGTGGGAGCTGGCCTCGCTGTAGGAAAATTACTTGAAATGTCCGATGTTTTCGGAGACATTAACAAGGAGGCAAAGGAACTAGAGGCGTCGTTAGGGGATCTTTCAAGGCGTACCTTCGCACAACTATCGTCCGCAGAACAACAAAAAAAGATAGTAGATACAAAAAAGCACTTACTCACTCTATACGAGGAGGGATCTAAGGGGGCTAAAACTTTTAAAGGCTTTATAGATTCCCTCTCGAAGTCAATACATAAACAAGGATTAAGCACTAAAAAGGCAGAAGAGCTTGCTACGAAAGCGATTAAACATGGGCTGTTAAAAAGAATAGAGGCACAAGAAGAAGTTGCGACCATAGTAACCGAAAAAACAAAAGAGCAACTATCTAAAGAGGCTGCCATATACGAGAACTTTTTAGTAGAGAGAGCCGGATTGGAGAATTTTGGCTTTGAGATCCAAAAACAGGCGGCCGCCGAGCAATACGTGGCTCTCGTCGCTATGTCTGAACAGTATAATATAGATCTAACAGAATTACAGAACTTTAACAATAAGAAAATGATTCAACTCGATGCGGCGGCCGTATCGGCCAGACTAAGTATCCACTCTGGATTGGCGACTGGGTTAGCTGCTGCCGCGGGACAATTCGCGGGCGGATTGAAAATCTCGGCCAGGCTACAGCAAGTAGCGGCGGTAATTGATGCCTATGCCGCTATGAACAAAGCTATGAGCGCTTATCCTCCTCCATATAATTTCGTAGCCGCCGCCGCTGTAGGCGCTACGGCTTTCGCTAATGTTATGTCTATCTCTCAAAGCATTGGAGAGTTTAAAACGGCTGCAACGGGCGCCGACGAGGTGGTTACCAGTCCAACAATGTTTTTAACTGGAGAGGCTGGAGCAGAACACGTCCAGGTAACGCCATTAGGCGGCGCCGGATCCGCTAGAGGGGCTGGAGCTGGTTCGATTGTAATTAATATATCTGCCCCATTGGTAGACGAAACAGTAATAGATTCTATTATTCCGGCGATTGCGAAGGCTCAAAGACTGGGTCTTGCATGAGCCTAACACTCCCTGCCGCATATTCTGCCGCATCTAAACAGGGGAATATTCAAGAGAATTGGTTAATTCAGATAGGGTATTTTAATGGAGACGCACAAGGAAAAGGCGAGGGTGGATGGGATGCTGTTTTACAACCTGGGGGATCCGCAGATTTATTAACAGCGGACGTAGACACGTCTACCGAGACTTTCCCCACAGACGACGGCACGGTCTTTACGGTCGGAGATCACTTAAAAGTAGAGTCTGAGATTGTAAAGATACATACAATAGTTTATAATAATGTAATCGTAACCCGCGCTCAAATGGGGACAAGCGCCGAGGCACACGAAAATAACGACGCTATATATTGGAATAATTTTACACCTATCGCCCTGGGGAGTACAACGGTAGACTCTGTCTATTACCACGGTGTTATAACTAATAAACCATCAGTCAGGGAGTCGATTAATCTCGTAAGATCGACGGCAAGAGTAAGTAATATTTCCATAGATCTAGTAAACTTTCAATATAAAGGGGACGATTTCTCCGCCGAGGTGTTGTCCGGAACGAGGACATATCTAAATAAAGACGTTAGGGTGTATATCCAACTAAACGGCAGCACGGCACTATCTGACTGCTTACATATATATACGGGCAAACTCTATGGAATACAGCATGGAGACGACAAAATAAGCCTCTCGATTAAATCGTATTCCCCCTGGGATCGTATCAACTATCCCGACGTTTATTCTGCGGAAAAGGTTTTAGCTCCTTTGTCTTTTGGCGCTTTTGCTGGTAACGACAGCGAATACCCTGGGACGGGTACCGATAACTGGCGGCCGATTCCGTTTACATTAGCAGACTCCGCTTACGCTTATTTCATTACCGGAGTTACTGAGGACGGATCTACCTCTAAACATTCGCAATATGTACCCACGCGCGACGGTTTTGTGCCTTTTACGACTACGTCAGACTCGACGACAACCGCCGGATCTATAGAGCGCGTTAATGTAGGCGTTAATGGAAAATATAGATTTCAGACGACCCCCACCTCGGACTCCGAAAACTCCACAGCGACGGGCTGGGCTGAATCAAGTATAGGACAGTCTTATAATCTAAATACTGGAAACGCCGGTACTTATGCTTACTCAGAAAATGTGTCCGTAGCTCCAGGAACGGCGAGGGTTCATGTCCAAAGATACGTAATCCCCGAGACTGAAGAGGGGGCGCAGATAGTCTTGACATATAGGATAAGTAACTACGACAAACATACTGACGTAGACAGCTTAGAACTTGTAGCAGAACTTTCGACGGCTGCTGATACTGCTGAAAGCTCGGCCCATGCGGCCGATACTGGATCAGATCAAACACTAACCCTGGTAACGACAGCGGCTACAGCTTATGTGGATCTTAAACTTACCGCCGAACTTGAGATAGACGAGGCAACCTCGGGCGGGACAGGCGTAATCCATCTCGATGCTTACGTACTGTCCGTATCAAATATTAAAAATGAAGATAGCCTAGAGACGGTTTACAGCGACGCAGCCGGGGAGCTAAAAAGCTATACAAGCGGTAGCGTTGCAAATATCCATGAGGCGCATCGTAGTTTATTACATAGCGCCCTGGGGCTAACTGATACGCCTACGGGCTGGAGCGCCTTAGATACGGAGCGAAAAACAAACCAAACCTGGACGATATTATACTGGCAAAACGACCAGGGATCTATCGCGGGTTTATTAAAACTGCTGCAATACGAGGGGCAGTTTATTTATATATACCAGCGATCGGCAGGGAGATATATATTTATAGCAGACAGTCCCTCTTCAATAGCTACACTTACAAAAGAGGATATAGCCAACTTTTCGATAAACCAGGTGAGCTTTGACGAGCTAGAGACAAAACACATTATAAACTACAGTCCACATCCAGCTAAAGACGAATATAGGAGCCAGGCAACACAAACCTCTGGAGATCGTAGCGATTATAATTTTGCAGCGGGAGAAAATATTATTACCGTTACGCTGCGGGCTTTGGCAGCGGCCGTCTCTGGCGGATCTGCCAGGAACGACGACTGGGCTACGTACAGACAAAAGCTATTCGGATCTATAAAATTAACAGTACAATTCAGTTTAATTAATCCCGCATATTCTAACCTGGAAGTAGGAGATATAATAGATTTTGGTACGATGAACGTCGATCCTGGGGGCGGTAGCTGGTCAGGTAAAGATTTTATCATTATTCAGACCAGGCGTAAGCCTGGTAACATAAGCGTAATAGCGAGAGAGGTTTAGTATGGCTAACATGGACATTGGTACCCCGAGATTTTACTGCGATAGGATTAATTATCTACTAAGCAGGGGAGTAGCTCAGAACGGAAATTTTGATGTAATGGGTGTATCGAATACAATCGCGATACAAACCGGCTCGGAGGCGGAGTTATTCGATATGCGCCCACTCAATAAGGTAGACTTTAACACAAGCGCAGCAACTGGCGATCATGTACTTATTAATATAGATACGCAAAACGCAAGTAGGCCGGTATCGTTCGTGGCGATTCTTAACCACAACTGCAATTCTGCAAGCGCAAGAATTAAAATCCGCGGTAGCGATACCGAATCGCACGTCAACGTCGTAGATATGGCGTCGGCCCAATATCCCACTATCGCTGAAATTGTTAACGGGGATGCCGTGTCTACCTCGGTGGTAACTCCGGCAACCGACGGCTCGACCATTATTTCATGGACGAATACAGGGGGAGAGCAGACCTATAGGTACTGGGGGATCCAATTTGAGGGCGACACAGCTTTCGATGGTTCAACCGATTTATTTGTAGGCTGTATTTTAATTGGAGAGTATTACGATATGCCAAACTCTCCGAACATGGCTGTAACCAGGCGGATCTCTTTTGATGACTTAAACACCGTACAGCAATCGGAGGGCGGCCAGAGGTATAGTAACCTTAGATCCTACGGTAGAACGGCCTCTAGTACCTCTAAATCGCCTTTTACGACCTCAGCTAATGGCTACCAGTCTCATGGCGGCCGGATCGCATACGACATGGGTTTTAGCTTTCTAAGCTCCTCTAATTTAATGCCGGCGGAATATGATATTATACCAGACGACGAGGACTCGTTTGTAGGGGACGTCTGGAATATGACAAACGGAAACCATCTACCCTTTATTTTTTCAGTAGATAAATCGTCTACAGGAGATAACGCCGAGAGCGAACATATTTTCGCCAGGTTTGCTAATAGCAGCCTGGACATGACCCAGGTTTCGCATAAGCTCTGGGATATTAACGTCTCTATAGAAGAGGAATTTTAAACCTTTGGCAAGCGTAGGCCGTTATAGCGCCCTCCACAGCATTATAACGATGTAAAGGCCTGTAGCGGCCGCTTTGCCACTATTCGACAATACATACTAATTATATATAAAAACGCCGCTAAACAGACATTTAAGCCCATCTAACGGCGCTTTAGGCGCCCTGGTCAACCACGCGCTACCCACCGTCTTGTTTCATACGCCAGAGCCTTGTCCGTTGTGGACGCCAGATCTACCCTTTAAATCCTTTATTTACTGCCTTATGGATCTCCTTGTCAATCGCTCGACTTTGGTAAAAATCCATGCCCGACAGATCCAAAGACCAGCTCGCGCCGCTCCAGTATTCATCGCCGGCAGGATAGATCTGTACGCATAGATCCGGAGCGGCTGCCTCTACCGCTTTAGTTACGGCCTCTGTAGAGTAATTATGCGTTACGAAAACGTATTTTACGCCTAAGTTTACCTCTTCTGCTCCTGGGGGCTTTGGGTATTCCTTATGGGGGACGCAGCCTCCACTACTCTCAGATCCGGAATTACTCGCCAGACATATAGATCCGTCCGGCAGTAAGTAATGGTCTTTATAGTATTGCAGGTCTATGGATCCATCAAATCCGGCGCCCTCATATTGTTTCACCACGTCATTAACCAGGTCTTTTTCTACGCCATCCGTGTAATGAATACTTATAGATCCATGATCCGACCTAACGGAGAACTTAACGCCAGGGAAATGATCTTTTAAATCCTTCCGGATCATTTTAGCGACTTCGGCTGTAGTTATATATCTCATTTGCCCACCTCCTTTTCTAGATCTTTTGCTAACTCCGCCTTTAGGGACTCTTTTATTTTCTTGTTGGCCTTCTTGTCCAGGCCGCTGACGATGACGTGGCTGTCGAACCAGTCCTTAGCCTCTTTTTTCTTTTTATTCTCCATCTCTTCTCTCCTCTTTTTATGGTGATAAGACAAAATCATTCTATGTCCTCCTAAAGACTATAAGAAAGGTAAGAGCTATAGGAACGATACGCAAGCTATTTTTTCTCATTTTATACCCCTTAGGCTGTTAACATGAACCAGGCCGGCCAGGCTATCTTTATAGTCGATATGGGCATGGTTCATGGTACCAGGGGGCGGACAGCCCGGTAGGCTTACTACGGTTACGACCTCGCCGCCTTTTAAATCTGTACGTGGATCTAGAATATCCAGAGGAACGGGATCATAAATATATTTATTATTTGCTTTAATTTTCATTTCTTCTCCTGTTAACCTCTTCTACCGACGCCTCCTGGTATTCTTTGTAGCTATCAAACCCGGCCGCAATCGCCCAGACGCGCTCTTGGAAAGCGTCTGTATAGGATAACTGCCCAGGGACGCTTTTACCGGCGGCCTCAAGACGCAAGACAGCGCATTGGTGCGAGCTTTTCATCGCTACTTTTATTAGTGCCTCCAAGCATCCGACTGTTAACACTAAATATTTTTTCTGTTTACTCATGATTTATCCTCCTCATCTCTATCGTCCAAGGGAAGTTTTGAATTAACCCAGGAGGCCACATCATTATCGAGCTGATCTTTAACAACCTCTACGGCCTTATTTAATCCTTTAAATTCTTCCAGGTCTTTAAATGCCCATCCGCCAACCTCCATTAGTTGGCCGTGTAAGGCTATTTTCGCCCCCAGGGCAGACAAAGCGTTTCCATCAAACTTGATCCGTTTGGCGTTTTCTTTTTGTATTTTTTTTAAATCAGTCATGCTATGATCCTCCCGTTATTTCTTGCCACGTTCGCGTACTCTTCCAGGCTTTTCTTTGTTTTGAAATACATATCTCTTTCGATCCCCAGGCCAAAGGGCGGAACCTTTACGCTGGCTATTTCTTTTAAGCTGGCGTAACCAAGCTCGGGAAACCCCATGCCAAGGTCTACCAGGCCGAAAAGAGTATCGCCGTCTGGGAATAGCTCTGTGAATAAGGCCGTATAAGGCCCGCCGAAGAACTTAACGACCGGAACGTGTCCCATATCTCTAAGTTTTTCTGGTTTTGTCTCAGCGTTTTTTCGCAACTTCTTCTCGATTGCTTTCGTTAGTAACTTCATTACATACCTCCTTAGTTAATCCAAGCGCCCATGTGAATAGGCTTTTATTCCATTATCATTTAATACGCTGGCGTAAGCACCGGCGTAAGCTATTTTACGCTCGTAGCTTTGTCCAAACTCACGAACCCACTTAACGTAATAGCCGCCGTAATAGTCTTTTTTTCCGCGCGAGTAATCTCTGGGAAGTGCTTTAAGGTGTTTAACGAATTTACCGTTACCATGCTCATTAGTGATAACATAGGCAAAGCCGCAGACGCCCTCGGGAACGTGCCAGGACTTTACTACCGGGCTATTGTCGTCCAGGACGCTGGCGTGTTGGGACACTACCATAGCTGTAGGGATCGCGGCCTCTCCAGCGGCCATGCCGGCCACGTGGGCCTCGTTTAAGATCTTAGTGTAATCCATTATTTATTCTCCTTATTTATTAATACAGAAACCACAGGCACCAATTCAAAATAATTTTTATGGGGTCTAGACGAAAGGCCCGGGAGAACGACCAGGGCAACAAAAAAAGAAACGTATTTGAGTAAATCAACCATAAGAACTATAAGAAAGGTAAGAGCCTTATTAATGGTATGCAAGTAAATAATAATTTATTTTTTTATACAATAATGCTTGCACTTATAATTCTTATAGCTGTAAGATCGAAACAACTTAAACGAGGAATAAATGAAGTTATACAGACTTAGGTACAATACGCAGGAGGGGACGCACCAAAGGTGGTTTAGCAGCAGACGGAAGGCTGTTAGTTTTCGGACGTTTATAAGAAAAAACCGCCAGGCCTATGGTATACAGCAAATACACGGCCTAAGTAAAAAAAACATTATTCCTACACTTAGAGGTATTCTAAATTTCTTAAATGTATATTGCACGGGAGGCTAAATGCAGAAACTAATCACTATACTAAACTACCAGCCATTTGGAGCGACGGCCGACGTAATGGATCCGTTTGGAATCCGGATAGCTCATATATTATTATTAACACTATTAGCCTGGGCGATATATGCCGGGTTAAGGGAGGGCAAAAATGCCAAAACCAGATAAAGTACATTTTCACGTATACGATATAAACCCGCAGACCCGCCAGGAGTTCGTCGGCCTCTGCAAATTGGAGGGTAAGTCTGCCAGCCGTCAGATAGAAAAAATGATGGATAGGTACGTATTGAAAAAGCTAAAAGACCTAAAGGCGGTATAATGGGCGTTAGATCCACGTCTAAGCAGGCGTATTCAGAAATCCAGGGATCTGGAGTAACAACCGCCCAGCGCCAGCAGATATTAGAGTATTTGTACGCACAGGATAAGCCCAGGACGCTGCGAGAGATCCAAAAATTCACCTTAATAGATATAAATGCTGTGAGTGGGCGCTGTAATGAGCTTAAAAAAGCCGGCACCCTATATGAACACCCTAAGCGAAAGTGTACCATAACTGGCCGCCTGGTAACTCCGGTCTACCCGGAGAAACCTTTCGATCCGGACGGCCAGGGTGCGCTATTCACAGGATCCGAGACTAAGCCTATGTATAGGAACCCGCATTACGATTACCACCAGTATAAGGCAACGCGTAAGCGATAGGGGCTGGAAAAATTACATTAAAAACGAAATAGAGGAGCTTATAGTGGACGATATAAAAATAATGGAGACATTGCATGAACCGGTACCCCCGGACGAGGTTAAGTGGCGCCAGGCGAGATACGATAAACCTAACGGTTACGTAAAGATGCTGGCCTACGTAGATGCCAGGTATGTAATGGATGTTTTAGACAATGTGGTTGGATCCGAAAACTGGGAAAACGAATATATGGAAATTAAGGGTCGCATATTCTGTAAATTGACAGTACAATTACCGAGCGGTAAGACCGTATCGAAAATGGACTGCGGGACGGAAACGGACATAGAGGCGGAAAAAGGCGCCGTGTCTGACGCATTAAAGCGCGTAGCTGTCCTATTCGGTATTGGTAGAGATCTTTACTCTATGGGCGATCATTTCGCGGAGACTAACGATCGCGGTTATGTCGACTTGAACTCCTGGGATACTCCTCGCTCGGACGTAAAGTCCGAGAAAGTCCCATTACCTCGGACTGAGGCAAAAGAGCCTTCAACTTCAGCTCATGCCCAGTCCCAGGAGGACAGATCCGTGGTCGAGTCTCCCCCTCCCATACAACACGTACCGACAACTGAAAATATAATTAAGTCCGGTATTAAACCGCTCCCCCCTCAAGTCCCAGCCGGGCGGGTTATTTCCCAAGATGACGATAGTAAGGCATTCGTAACGGTGCCTAAAATGTTTTGCTACTCGGATCCTGGGGCATATAAGGCTATTTTAATAGGAGATCCCAACTGCGGCGAGAAGGAGAGGGTCTGGATACCTAAGAGCCAGATAGAGGACTGCTTAAACAGCCCGCCCTTTGAGAATAAAGGCGATATAGGGCCTATATCTATTCCGAAATGGTTAGCCGAGACAAATGGATTAGATTTCGTTCCCTTTTGAGAAACAATGAAAATAACGCACGGCAGCCTGTTCAGCGGCATTGGTGGAATTGATCTTGGTTTTGAGTGGGCCGGTATTGAGACTAGGTGGCAAGTCGAAATTGATGACTATTGCCAACAACTTCTATCAGTCCGGTTTCCTCATACTAAAAAATTCACCGATATTCGCAAGGTTGGTTCTCATAATCTTGAAAAGGTGGACATTATCAGCGGTGGATTTCCTTGTCCGGCGTTTAGTCTGGCCGGTAAGCGCGGCGGTTTTGAACAAGACGACCTATTTTATGAAATGATCCGCGTTTGTGATGAAAGAAAACCAAAAGCAATTATATTTGAAAATGTGGAAGGATTCAAAAAATGGACAAAGATATTACGCCAAGAGATCGAGAATATTGGGTACGAGTGGGGAGATGCAATATTTGATGCAAGAGATTTTGGGATTCCACAAGCGAGAAGAAGATACTTTGCGGTCTGTGTTCAGCGAGGAGTGTTGTTTGGTTCACAATATTTACGGCGGATTCAAAGAAAAAAAGATTCGAGTATTTATGGATTACAGCCCAACAATAAGAACACCAAAAGGCGGTGGACACCAACCGTTAAAACTAAAGAAGAATGGAGATCTATATTTGCTGACTCCAGAAGAATTAGAAAAAATAATGGGATTTCCCCAGGGCTGGACAGACATAGAAAGTTTGGACTCGGAAACGCGGTTGTCCCGCACATCCCCTATATCATTGGAAAGCGGCTTAAAGAGCTGTGTAAAGAACAATGACAAATAAGACCGATAAACAGAGAAAAACATTAAAACTAATTCTGGCTGTAGAAATGTTAAAAAATGAGGTAGGAGACTTTTTTCGACATTTTAAATCCAGGGAAAACATTAAAATACTCCTGGATTTGATAGGTTCGATAATTAAGGGCGCCAAGCGTATCGAAAGAATGTTAAAAGTAGTCGAAAAGGGGGCTAAAAATACCTAAAAAACTAAAAGCAAAGACTAAACGCCCAAGAAAAGGTTTTGACTTTTTTTATGGTCGGGACTGGGTATCGGATCAAACGCCAATTCCGCGCCATTTGACGTTTAATACAATGCCATTAAGCGCAAAGACTATAATAAACTACATTATAGGCCAAAATGAGTCCTAAAATAGACAAATTCGCGTTTATTGGAATAGATCCTGGTGTTTCTGGCGGCGTTTGCGCCATAGAGGGTTTAGGTTTCACCGTTTGCAAGTGTCCGGATACTGTGCGAGACATGGCAGAGGTGTTAATGCCCTATAGAGAGCGTAAAAACGCCCTGGTAGCCATTGAAAGCGTACATTCCATGCCTGGACAGGGAGTAGCCTCTACTTTTAAGTTTGGTAAGAACTTCGGGGAGTGGCTGGGTATCCTGGCTACGCTTAAAATCCCCTACTACCTTATAACGCCGTATAAGTGGATGCAGTTTTATGGATCCTACCCTAAAGAGAAAACATTACGAAAGACTCACTTTAAAAACTTAGCCCAGCAGCGGGCGCCGCTACTAAAGGTTACGCTGGCTACGGCGGATGCTATACTGATAGCCAACCAGACGAAGGAATTGTACTTGTCTGGCGGAGAGATAAAGGATCTAGCGGGTTAGTCGGCGAATTGAGAGGCGAAACATCCCAAAGGCCAGGCCGCCGAAGGTTTGCCCCGATTGTCGGAGCGTCTGGGAGTGGCGACCAACGATATATTATGCGAAAAGAGTCAAAAACAAGAGAAAACCCCTATCTTGGAAATATATCGGAGACTTTCCAAAGTTAGGATGTGCAAAGAGGAGATGTCCATTATGCAAACAAAAAGATTAAATGTATAAGCCTAAGCGGCGCAGGGAGAAGGAGATCCATTGGGAGTACGAGACGGTAATCCTGGTTAATACTGAACACGCCTTTTATTTCGTCGGGGAATTTGCCCATACAATGGAAAAGATCGTCGAGCAAACTATAGAAACGCTTAGGGAGTGGCACCATAGGATCCCAGAGCTTAAAAGTGCCTATTTCTTCCCTAAGAACACCGACGAGAAAGTAGACATTTCTGTTAAGATAAATGATTTGTGTAAGGACTGGCATAAGGAATGGCTCCCGGAGATACCAAAGCCTACGGAACCCTTCGCCAAAGAGTATAACTTAAAGAATTGGTTTAAGGAGTGCGAATTTTGCCAAAAACTCTAGATCTGTATGCTTATAAAGCACAATTAGCCCGGGTAGTCGATGGAGACACGGTAGACGCCATGATTGACCTGGGATTTGACGTCTGGGTCAAAAGACGGATCCGGTTTATGGGTGTAGATACCTGGGAGTGTCGTACCCGGAATAAGGAAGAAAAGAAGAAGGGGCTGCTAGCTAAGGCCTATACTAAAGATATGCTGGAGGCCGATAAAGGCATATTTACGCTTAAATCCTATGGAGTGGGCAAGTATGGCCGCGTATTGGGAGAACTCTTCATTAAGGGGCATAAAGACTCTTTGAATGACCTATTAAAAATACATGGTCATGCTTATGAATACCATGGCGGTAAGAAAAAGGTTTTCCTGGGCTTATGAAATTAAATAGCTATAGGAGGCAACGGTGATTCAATTAAGAACGCTCACTAGTATGAAGAAAAAGTACAGTAAGGTTAGCAGAACGATACCCAAAGACCGCACCAAACAAGCACTTAAAGTATTAAGGGCGCATAACAAGTATGGCGACCAAACCCTCAGTCCAGAGCAGATAGATGACATACCAGGACTAGAAACCCTCGGCGGTAAGAAGCCGGGCCTATGATATGCAGCAGGGACTATTCATCAATTATAAGGGTTTCTCGTACGCGGGTGTGTATATAATATATATATATATATATATATAATATATATAATATAACTAACTAATATAATATAAGAGAGCCTAATTGTGGATAACTTTTACACCTACTCGTCGACAAACAGCCTTAAAAAGACTGTGGATAACTCTTGTATTACTGTGGAAAACTTTTATACTGAGAGGATCTAGTATACTGATGGCAAAGAGAATAACAACTGCTGAAGATAGAAACAAACATGATTGGAGAAAGAGTCCATCTGGAAGATACCCTTATACTGGAGATATTGAAAACAAGAAGTATCTAAAGGATAGATCCGAACTGTTTGCTAAGAGTGGTAATGGTTGGTGGTGGTACCAGGGAACCCCACAGGGACAGTTTATAGGCATAGACAATGAGGAAGGATAGGGAGATGTGTAATGTCTGAGAGCTATACGTGTATTGAATGCAGCGTACTGTATGATGACAGGGATGGAGACTTAGACGAACGTATGTGCAATGATTGTCTTAACACTATACATGAGCAGAAGGAGCTTACAGGTAAGGATATAACAGACATGATAGTAGAGCTTAATGATGAGTACCCGGTACGTATTGATGAGTAGATATATGTGTCTTAGTACGGGTGAATCACTATCCCCCTGGACTCTTCTTAGCGTCATCCTGGCAGGGATACAGGAATGAGGTATAATAAACTTTATGTATAATAGAGTTATACACTATGCCCTATGTTCACGTATGCCTACACTTGGAAGGATATGGGCTGCTATGTCTATGTGGCTTAGTCTCAATAAGAACTATTATAGTATGCTTAATGAGAATAAATGTAACGATCTGACCTTAGATCCGGGGTATGGGGGGATCCGCCTGGCAGGGCTTGTGCATACCTCACACGCGAAAATAGCTTTTAATAACGTCATTCTGCATTTAAATTGCTATTTATGAGAGGGAAATATCAAAGGATTAGGGAGTCCATAGAGAGGAAAGAGAAATGGCTACAGAATAGAGACGACGATTTAACTATAGGTGTAGCCAATGCTGATTCTGGGCCAGGCAAGGCAAGATACAGTAATAAGTCGGAAGTATTCAGTCCTGGATTAATGAAATATGACGGGGGCGGGAGATTTACTTTTTACAGGGTAAAGCCCAGGACAATTTTTAAATTTATATGGGGCGTATTCATACATGGAAAACCAGGCCTTAGAAAAAATAAACGTATTCGGTGAAATAACACCTCAGCAGAGGGCAGCCATAGATATAAAGGCGTTAAAGCCGAGTATATCGTATTCGGATATAGCCAGGGAGTTAGATTTAAACCATGCAACGGTACAGAAGTGGTTTAAGCAGCCTAAGGTAATAGATGCAGCCTACGATCGGTTCATGGAGGTAGCTGGTAATCGCCTGGTTACTGTATTGGATGCAATGATTAGGGAGGCAGAGCAAGGATCCGTACCCGCTGCTACGTTGGTGTTAAAGCATTGGGGGAAACTCCAAGATACGATCCACGTAAAGATTGAAAGCCCATTTGAGAAATTTTTGAAGTTAGAGGATATAGATTATGAGGTAATGGAGTCGAATGGATCTGATATTATAGATTCGATAACAGATATACCCATTACGGAGATCTTACCAGAGCGAAACTCTAAAAATGATAAACCTCATGCCAGGACGTACCGGCAAAGTCGGCGTCTGAGGCACTCAGTTAAAGATGCGAGGAAAAAAGCCCGGCGGCATATAGCTTACTCCTGGCGTAAACGTGCCGAACGAGTAGGCCTGGCTCCGCTGCCTCCTGGTAGACCGCCCGACCACATAAAAAGAAATTGGCGAAAAGAATTAGAAAAAATGGAGAGATCGGCCGGGATCCCCAGAAAAAATTAACTTGATATTTAAAATTCTTGGATTTGACCCCCAAGGGTTTTAGCCCAACTCTTACAGCCCCTCTCCCCGGGAAATAGTACTTGACTTATAGCTCTTATAGTGTTAATCTTATGTATGGAGATTTTGAGAATATGAGAAACTTGCTTACATTATTTGATTATAGTAGATCTTGGCCTCTTCCGTTTATTCAAAACGGCACCAGCTTGGGCGAATGGGACGTATACGCTTTCGATATTAAGGACGGTTTAGATATAAACGATTTTTCCTGTGAATATCTTTTAGAAGAAATTGGTATAGATCATGTAGAGGGTATTATAGCGGCTCCCCCGTGTACCGACTTTTCATCTAGTGGAGCGCAATACTGGGGACAAAAAGACGCCAACGGAAAAACAGATAGGGCCATCGACCTGGTCTACCAGGTATTGTGCGCCGTAGATCTGTATAGTCCAGAATTTTGGGTAATCGAGAACCCTGTAGGTAGACTGTCTAAACTTATACCAGAATTAGGGAAACCGGCGTATTTCGATCCTTGCGATTATGCTGGATACTTACACCCAGATAATAAAACTTTGTCCGGCCTGGAAAAGATACGCGCTAAAAACGGCCATGGCGTAACAAAAGAGGAAGTCGACTTTATAATCGAACAAAACGCATATACTAAAAAGACCGGCCTGTGGGGAGATTTTAAAATTCCAGAGACAAAAAGAATCGAACCGGTTAAATGCTGCCCCCAGGGTTCTTTTACCCAGCGTCTCGGCGGCTCATCAGAAAAGACAAAAGAGGCTCGGTCGTGGACTCCAGAGGGTTTTTCCTTGGCCTTTTACGAGGCCAATAAGTGTAGTTAGCCGGCGAGACTTTCAAACCGTACCAGCCTAAAAAATAAAATCAGATAAATAATATCTGAAGGAGGTAATTTTATATATGGCAATCACTAAAAAGATGTACGAATACTTTTGCCTTATTGGTTTTGATACGCCAATAGAGGACACGGATTGCATCATTAGAAGAGATGCAGAGACTAGATCTCTGGAATTTTGTAACCCATACCGGGGCTGGACTGAGAACTCGGATCTGCGGCGGCGCTTTTTAGGCGGCGACAACGCCCTGGAAAAGATAGACCAGGCTTTTGCCACGAAAAGAGTAGGGGAATGGTTGGGATCCTGGATCTACCCAGGTACAGCCGAGGACGGCTTTATATAATATTCCCTCGCGGCTATTTTATTATTTGACCGATAGCGCCTACGCCTCGCGGTATAGCCACATCTTCCCAAACTGAAAATAACTCTCGCTCGAGTCTGTCGTATGTACTCTGAGAAATTCCTGTCCTGCGGATCTTTTCGTAAAGCGCATGGCTTTGTCCAAATTTTACAGAGTTAGAGGTATGCGTATGAAATTGGATTTCTATTTTTTGACCCGTGGCCTTGTGTATAAAATTACTATTTATTCCTTTATACTCTTTACCAAACCAATAATTTTTAACTTTCCAGGGAGTAAAACCGGCGGCCTGTATGTCCGCCAGGACAGCAGTAACCGATCGCGTATAAACTGATTTATTAAATAGCATAGTATACCTAACGACGTCGCCTAAATCTTTTCCTACGATTTGCCTCACATTCCAGCCGTTCTCAAAATTTTCCTTGGCAATTTTTCTCGCTAAAGACGAGCGCTTTTTTAATCTATGACTTAATCCGTATGCCTCGCCCTTATGTTTCTTACCCCACTTCGTAAAGAGTTTTGTCATGAGAGGCTCTTTAGGCATAGTCCTTGCCAGCACCTCGTCTGCAAGTTCGTAAGTATCTTTTATTGTTAATGGCTTGCCGCGGAAACCAGGCGTCCTAAAATATTCTCCTGGGGCAGCTTTGCGAATTTTTATACCACCTTTTCTAGTTTTTGCGCCGATCTCGATTACAGGAGCCTCCACCTTATCTCCCATTTTTCCGATTGGATCTAGAACGCAGTAACAATGCCCGCCGCAAATAGACCAGCCGGAGCCTGGTATACCCTCGGCTACCCACTCCTCCCAGGACATTACCTCTCCAGCCCTTGCGTCGCAGTCCGGGCAAACTTTATGCGATCCTACTGTTACCCAGGTGTAAGACTGAGCATCGGCCGGATATTCGCGGATCTGACCCATTCTGCCAGACTGGTTAATACCTTCGACTACGCCAGACTTAACAGAGTTACGCAGCTCACCGAAAATTTTACCGGCCGAGCGCTGATCCGCAAGTAAGGCGGCCTGGATAAGTCCACCAGCTACGCCATTCTCGGCCATTACGGCCTGAGTCTTAGCCATCCTCTGTGAAAAAATGGTGGCGTCGTGCATGGATCTCTCGATAATGCCTACAATATAATCCTCTAGTTCTGGTGGAAAATTTTTCTCCAGGACATTTAAAATATCTATAAAATCGTCTCCAAAGAGAGCGGCAAAATCTTCTGGAGCTGGCACTATGCGACCTTTTTCATGGCTGATTGTAGGGAGCGGCGGAGTCTAAACCTCATCTGCCGGCTGGCCTCCTCATAACGCTTACCGCCTTTTTTATACTCTTTTGGGATCCCAAACCAATTACGTGCGGGGACTTTTTTACCTGGGATCATGCCGCCAGTAGTAAAGCCCTCATTATGTAAAGATCCATAATAGACGTTTCTCCTTTGGCCGGTCATTTCTATTTCAAACGAGGGCTTGGCTTTAGTGGCCTGTATAATTTTAGTTCCGCGCATTTTACCCGTGATTTTAAGTGGAGGCTGCTCTGGCTGTCCTCGCTGTTTACGTATATTGGTTGTAGACTTCTTTAAACTTTTAAACTTTTTCCCGTGAATATCCACAGACCTTTCGGTCGTCTCGTATATTTGTCGATTCAATTCGTTAATCATAGGTTTATAAGCGTCTATGAAAGCCTGGATAAAACTGTTTCCGAACTTATTTAAGTTATAGTTTCTCTTAACGCTCTTAACCATCGGTTCTCCGGTTTAATTTCCTGGGAGATCTTTTATATCTGCCTAGATCCAGGTTTTGTAAAGGCTTTTCTATCTTATGATCGTGGAGGGCGCTATTAAGGATCACTAATTTTGTCCCGCCGCTGACGCGTCCCTCTCCGGTATAAGGGTCGTTGGTAATATCATATAAGAAAAAGACTGTCTTATATAAACCAACGCGAATAATTCTGCCTGGAAGTCCGTCGACATAAACTACGTCGTCTGAGTTATAATCTCCACCTAAAAATATTAAAAGGCCCGCAATCATTCCCTCTATAATATTTCGGATAAAAAATAATAGCGCCAGTCCGACAAACCAATAGACTTGGGCGCCGATAAATAATTCTAAACCCTCTTTTTCCAAGGCTAACCGCCAGCCTTATTTTTAATAGCGAGGTCTTGGCCGAGCTTGTAGGCCTCCATAAACCTGGGTAAATATCTAGTAAATTCGCGTTCTATAAACTCCAGCGCGTATGCGTTGGGATCCGCTATTATCTCTTCAATAGAAAAATCTTGCGGTATTTCCAGGTCAAGGTCATTAAGCCGTCGGAGCTTGGTTACGTAACTGGTCAAATAAAGGGCGTTTTGCTTGTTGTTGTTTTCCCTTGCCATTAGACTCCCTATTCTTTTCGATTGTGGACTGGGCCTCTTCAATCGAGAGGTCATTATTATATTTAACCATAAGGCCGGCCTCTGTGGTTAAATTGTGTGTAAGGTTAAATTCGTCTATCTGGATCTGGTCGGCTACGGTCATGGGATATTCCGGCTCGCTAAAGTCTAAGGCCAGCTCTCCAGGGATATTAACCCCATTAGCTCCAGCGACAGCCTTTTCGATCTTAAAAATTTGCTTTTCGTAGACAGTCCACAGCTCTATATCGTCTTGGTAGTCCTCGAATCTCTCCAGGTCTTTTATCTTTAGAGCGATGCCGCTACTGGGTCGATCTGCCCCCGTCTCTTCAAAACTTACGTAAAGGTGATTATTCTGGGCTGTTATATCCAGCATTTGCCGAATAAGGCCCATGGCAGAATCTAAATTGCCTTTAGGCGAGAGTATATCTACGCTTACGCCCTCCGGAACCACCATAATTTCATCGGATCCAGCGCGGGTAATGTTCTCGTCTGAATACATCCCGGTAATGGCGTACTGTCCGAACATTTGGAATCGCATTCCTAAATTGGCCTCTGTAAATAGAATGTTCATTAATTCATTACAGGAGACAACGTCGTAAGCACCGCCCACGAAAAACTCGTCTAGCTGGTTATCTCTATGAGTAAAGACAAACGGTAAGACGCCGTATCCGTGCTGGATCTCTTCTATAACGTCGCCATGCTCGCTGTATACGACGTAATGCTCCGCGTCCCAGTAACAGTAACTTAGATCCTGGGTCTTGCTTGCATCATGTACCGGCTGTAGCATGGGGTAGGTAATCGACGTCGGGTTATATGGATCCTCGCCGAAAGAGCAGTCGAAATAGTATATCGGTATATAGTTAAAATGCGGATCCGGATCTGTTCTAAACGAAACGCGAGTAGCCAGGGTGCCTATTAGCCTGGTCATTTTTTCAAGATGTTTCATCTTTAGATTCTTTAAGTACGTTAGATCCTCATACTGTCCTTTGACATTCCGGACAGCGCCCAGGGTGTAGATCCGGCTCATTCGATCAATAAACCGCCTGGTAATATTAAAACAGGCCGGTGGTACCTCCTGGAAGGCTGCCGAATTAAATCGCCGCTCGATATATTGGGTCGTATTGTCGCCAGAGAAATAGTCCAGGTATTTGCGTACCATGTCGCGACGATTCTGGCTGGCTAACAGTTTATGTTCTTTTATAGACTGTGTAATTATCTGTTCTGCATATGCTTTCATCTTTTCGCCGTCCTATACTTGTATTTTCTAATTGGAAACCGGTTTATCACTCCGTATCTTAAACAATCTGCGCCATGTTCGGAATACCCATCCTTCAGCGGTGAGTCTTTCAATGGCTGCCCGTCGTTTCTTTCTGGGTATCGGTAACTCTCTAAATCTTCAATTAATCCAACGCAGTTTTTATTTATGTGCAGCCGCCTAGTCCCGTCCGCCGATTTTACGTATCCGCGCACATGACTTACGCCGGAGGCTATGGATCTGCTCGGCTTATCTCTCAAACTCCAGACCCGTAGGCCGGTCGCCTGGTAAAATAGCTCTGACTCGCCAACGCCGACCGATGACTGTACCTGGTAGCCGGCAGGATCTCCGAAAACTTGCTGGATTCTGTATTTTTTTCTCTGGACAAGGTCGGCCAGATCCGAAATCTTTAGATTAGGGACGTGGAGGATCTCGTCGATTATGTTTATATGCCAGTCATTCTCTTTGGCGCCGTCATGCCTGTAGGTCTGAAACCATAAAGCAGCGGGCATACGATAGCCAAAGTCCAGGCAAAGATAGACTGGATATAGTGGAATATACGGATAATATCCTACATTTTTTTCGCGATCGAAATCAGCATAAACACGGCCTGACATGGACGTAAAAGCAGCTCCGTACTCTTGAGAAAATGCCTCTTGAGATAAGGTGCTGGCCGCCTCTTCTAGATCCTCTTCCTCTCTGCCCTTGGGAAACGCGTAAGTATTCTCCCAGGACGGAGAGCTAAAACTAAACCAGTCCTTACGGGTCTTAGCCAGATTAAAAAGCTCCCAGAAATAATCGTAACCGCTGGGCGTAGAAATAAAAATAGCTTTCCCTTTTTTGTCTGACAACGTGGGGCGGATATAGCTCTGCCAGATCCGCTTTAAATTCATCTTGGAGGCCTCGTCCATAATCACCAGGTCGCAACCGGCACCTATCAATCCCTCCGGGTGTTCCGCCGACTTTCCCTCGATTATGGATCCCCATTCAAACTCGATATATTGATCGTTTAATGATTTTCGCCGGGTGGGTAATCTGTGTTTGATGATCATATTGTCCCAAAGGATCCTAAAAATTCGCTCACTAGTCCCGTAGGTAGGCGCAACAATCCAGACTAATTTATTTTTTTGTGTAGCGATGACCTCGGCCTCCCTGGCTGCGGCAAAAGATTTACCCCACCGTCGGCCACAATTCGCCACGACAAACCGCGCCTCTTTAGATGCGTTGTGTAATTTTAGCTGCCCAGGGTGCGGCGTATAATCGGTGAATTTGAACCATTTATTTTTATATGCTGTTAGTTTTTGCATTTATATAGTGGAAATTTAGTTAAAATTTGCTAAAATGCGACTAACAACATTTTAATAATGTGGAAGGAACAGACCAGATGGCCGAAGAAATGATAGCCCAGGCGGGTAAAGAAACAAAGAATCAGACCGATTCAACTGCGACCCAGACCGCGGACGTAGACTTTAAAGATCTCTATACCAGGGAAGTACAGAACGCGAAACTTCAGCGGCAAAAGAAACAGGAGGCGGAAGGCCGCCTGGCCGAAATAGAACTAAAGCAAGACGATGCGCGGAAGAGCAAGCTCCAGGCAGACGGCAATTATAAAGTCGTTATCCAGGAGTTAGAAGAAAAGAGCGCCACAATGGATGCGGAGTTAAAAGGGTATCGCGAACGGGACAACGCCGAACGGGCGAACATCCTGGAAGGTTTCCCAGAAGATGAACGAGATCAATTATCTAAACTAGATCTAGCTACTTTAAAATACGTAGAGAAGAAATCTACGGCGCAAACTGCGGCTAATCCGCCAGAGACGCCAGGGACTATTAGCGGTAAGACTTATCGACTTGAAGATGTCGACAAATTACCACCTAAAGAACGCCAGGCGGCATGGGCGCAAATTACGAAACAGTACGCGCAAAAGTCGGCCAGATCTCAATAAATTAGGAACAAATTATGGCAACTCCATCAGGAACTATTTTCGATACTGGCGTAACCCAGTATTTTATCCCAGAAATGTGGGCAGACTCTATCTATAAGTATTTCGAGGAAAAACTCGTATTTAAAAACCTTGTGGACGATTATTCGTCTATGGTAAAAGGTAAAGGCGATACGATCCATTTCCCCGAGATTGCTAAAATGACAGCAGCGAGCCTAACCGACGGCGCCCAAGTTAGTTATGTGGCACCAGCGGAAACAGAAACGCAATTAACCGTAAATCAACATTATTATGCCGCTAAGCTATTTACAGATGTTTTAGCCGTGCAAAGTGAGGTTGACCTCTTCTCGAAATACTCGAGGGCAATGGGGTATTCTTTGGCAAAGCAATTAGACTCATCTATTGCCGGCCAGCTTATTACCGTTAACCAGGGCGCAACACTCACCACGGATGACCAAATAACAGCTAACGAACTAGAGGCCGCTATCGCCAACCTTGGCGAAAACGACATAGATTACACCGGCGGCGATGTTTATATGGTTGTTAATCCTACGGTATACGCTGATATGCTTAATCCAGGCGGAACATTTGGCGCGAGCTTTGTCCGTTCGGATATTGCTGGCTTTAATGCCGATAATAGCCCGATTCACTCGGGACAAGTAGGACAGACTATGGGAATGCCCGTATTTATGAGCAACTCTTTAGATACCGGCGGTACAAGTGTATCGGCTGTGATCTTTCATAGATCTGCTTGTGCTGTAGCAGTACAGCAGGATTTACGCGTTCAAGATCAATACGATATTGATGTTTTGGGAACTAAGGTCGTAGCCGATTTACTCTGGGGCGTAAAAATCCTAGACGATTCGGATAACAAACGTGGATATAAATTCACTAACGCGAGCTAAACTCTCGACCTTTCTAACTATCCTAGTAGACGGCGGCTGTTTTTACGGCCGCCCAAACTGGGGATAAGGATAAAATTATGACAGACGTATGGGTACAAAGAACAGGGGAAGAGCCTTTTTCTATTAACGATAGCGGCGAAATGGGTAAGAACACCCTATCGGATGCGCTCAAAAATGGAGCTAAGGTCGTTAACAAGGAAAAAGACGATTCCGGATCTGTTAGGTTTGAAACCGTGCCGGATAACGACTGGTCGGTAAAAGAAATTCGTAAATGGATGGCCGGAGAAGAGATAAAATACGGCTCTCGAGATAAAAAGGCGGAGCTACTTGTAAAAGTAAACAACGCAACAAGTTAACTAGCCTGTTCACGGACAAGTCAAGTCCTTTACTGGCGCCCTAAATAGAAGGGGATAAAATGGCAAATATACATAAGTTTAGCCCACAAGAGGCGCTAAATATCGTGGCACAACGGACGGCAATTAGGGTTACACCTACAATTACTGGCGTCCAATATTCAAATAATGACATATTATTTAATACAACGGAAATACCGAACGCTGTAGCTTATCCAGGCGGCGCATCAAAACTTATAAACATAACTATAAACTCGAAGTCAGCGAGTCTATTTGATATACAGCTCTGGTTCTTCCAGGTTAATCAAAGCGTTGGCACAGTTAATGCGGCATGGAGTATGAGCGACGCCGATTTCGGCACAGCTAAAAACCTTGGCTGTATTTCTGTGGACGCTACCAACCTACAGCAGAACCCCGGCGGCGGTAGAGTATATACCATAATGCAGGGATATAAGGCCTTCACGGGAGCCGCAAAAACATATCCACAACTACCTTTGATGTTACAGTCGGAGTCTGGCTCGTCCAGCGTATATGTGGCGGCTCGGGTATCAAGTGAAAACGACCCAGGGAATACAACGCCATCATTTAGCGTTGGCGATATTGAATTAGTCCTCGGAATAGATTTATAATAGGAGAATATTATGGCAGATCTACATAAAAGATCGGTACAGGAGACATTAAACGTAGACGTTTCGGCCGGATGGTCGGTTAAGTCCGCTATAACAGCCGGGACTAATGCCGCTACAACGAATACCGTCCACTATACCATAGGGGCCACGGCGAGCCAGATAGGCGTATACTCTGCGGGAAATATCTATTTTAACTTTTCTATCTCGGTATCTAGTACGAATGGAGATTGCAGCACATCAAACGATTTAATTATTCCTGGGAATACAACCTTTTTTCTTAAAGTACCGCGAGGCCTGGGTGCGACAGTTTATTTTAATGCGCTGTCTGAATCTTCGGCCACTAAAGCTGTACGAATAGTGGAGATGTAATATGTCGATTAGCCACGGTTTCGCAGACTCATTAATTCAAGATATAGCATCCGGCGGGACGATAACCGGCGATTTTATCCTCGACGGAGATATGACCATATCCGGGGACGTCTCCTTTGGCGTAGATCAGACGGTAGAGGGACAATTTATTATAGACGTAACCAATACAGAGGCGCTATTAGTCCGTAAAAATAGCGATGGTGGGGACGTCCTTGTAGTCGACACTACTAACGAAACGGTAGAAATAACCCAGCACAACGGCACCAATAAGGGATTAATGCTCGGAGCCGTCCTGGTTACATCCACCGCCGCCGAACTTAACATACTCGACGGCGTTTCTTCGACTGCGGCAGAGCTTAATATATTGGACGGCGTTTCTTCGACGGCCGCAGAGTTAAACATCTTAGATGGAGTTACCTCTACAGCGGCAGAACTTAATTTAATAGACGGATCCTCCGCCGGCACTATCGTAAATAGTAAAGCGGTAATTTACGGATCCTCTGGCGAAGTCAACGCGACGACTTTAAAAATAGCTGGTACCGCGATTACTTCTACCGCCGCCGAGATCAATAATATCGACGGCGACACTTCGGCCACCTCTACAACCCTGGCGGACGCGGATAGAGTCGTAGTAAATGACGGCGGGACGATGAAGCAAGTCGCCCTCACAGATTTTGAAACCTACATGGAAACTTCGCTGGATACCCTGTCGAACGTAACCACAACTGGCGCCCTTAATGCGGGATCCATAACGAGCGGATTTGGAAACATAGATAATGGATCCTCTACCCTTTCAACCGGTGCCGCAACCGTTAGCTCTCTAAGTGTAGGCGACGGAAATATTACCAATGTGGGCGATATAAATGTAGATACCGTATCCTCGGACGACGGGTCTGGGTTCGATCTCGTTTTAGATGACAATAAAGCTACGGCCCTGGAGATTAAAGAGTCATCTAATGCCTATATGACTTTTGTAACGACCGATAGCGGCGAAAAAATCCAGATAGATAAAGCCCTGGATATTAACGCTGTCTCAGATTTTGGCACTAACGCTATGACTAACGTAAATATAGATAGCGGGGCTATTGATGGATCTATTATCGGCGCTGCATCAGCCGCCGCCGGATCCTTTACCACTATTACAGCCAGTACCAGCCTGGACGTTACGGGAGCTGCTGGAATAATTTTACAAAACGACGAAACAATTACGAACTCTACCAACGGCACCGTAACAATAAACGGGATTTTAGCCGCGGGTACGGGAAGCGCTGCGGGTGTTTTTCAATCCAGCGGCGATTACGACGCAACCCTCCAGACCGGAAACTCTACAACCGGATCTATAACCATAACAGACGGGGCGAATGGTAATATAGCTATTACGCCTAATGGATCTGGAGAGGTAGATATTACGAAAGTCGATATAGCTGGGGGAGAAATTGACGCTACAGCGATAGGAGCTAACTCTGCATCTACCGCCGCCTTTACAACGGCTACGGCCAGCGGGGACGTTAATTTTGACAGCGGGACTTTTTACGTAGATGCCAGCGAAAGCAGGGTAGGCATAGGCACCGGCGATAACGTAGATAATTTATTTAGCGTACAATCCACAGATCTAGGAACCGGCTGGCTCCGTGCCGCTGGCAATAGAGACGAAACTATTTCCATAAGCGCGGACGACTCCAGCGTAGACATTGTGTCTAACAATGTGGGTACCTGGGGATCTATGGTACAATTAAAAGAAGTTAATAGCACGGCCTTCGTAGATAACTGGGCGTTAGTTAGACAATCTGGGGCCTCTGGGGACAGTGGATTATATATTAGATATGGTACGTCCAGTTTTGTAGACGGATCCGGAAGCTCCAGCGTAGACGCCCTCGCTTTTACTACTGCTGGCGCGGCGACCTTCGCCGGAAATGTCGGCGTAGGCGGGAATTTAACCGTTACCGGCACATCCACTTTTAACGGCGGAACGATAACCCTGGGAGACGCGGCCGGAGATACAATCGCATTCGGCGGGACAATTACAGGAAATTTAGTATTTGAGGGAGCCACAGCAGACACCCACGAATTAACGCTTTCACCTGGAGATCCAGGGGGCGACGTTACTGTAACGCTGCCTGTGGCGACAGATACGCTAGTAGGTAAGGCCACTACCGATACTTTTACGAATAAATCGATAGATCTAGGTACGAACACCCTAACGGGATCCCTGGCGGAATTTAACGCAGCATTACAGAGCGAGAGTTTCGTATCGTTAACAGGGGCGGAGACTCTAACAAACAAAACCTTAACTAGCCCAAAAATAGGGACAAGCGTTTTAGATACGGGCGGCAATGAATTATTTAAACTTACCGCCACGGGTAGCGCGGTTAATGAATTTACAGTAGCAAACGCAGCAACGGGCGGAGCGCCTACGATCTCAGCTACCGGCGGAGATTCAAATATAGATATTACCATAACGCCTAAAGGCACGGGAGAGGTAAATATAGCGGCTGGAAATTTGAATTATGCGGGTACAGCTATTACTTCCACAGGGGCAGAGCTGAACATACTAGATGGCGTAACATCGACAGCAGCGGAAATTAATTTAATTGACGGCGGGACTTCCAGGGGAACTACCGCTGTGGCTAGTGGCGACGGCCTCTTAGTTAACGACGCTGGGACAATGAAGATGACCAATGTAGACACGGTATCTACATATTTCGCAAGCCATAGCGTTGGGGGTGGAAATATTGTTACCACAGGTGCCATTAATTCCGGATCCATTACCTCGGGATTCGGGACAATAGATACAGGATCCTCCACAATTACGACTACAGGCGTTATTACAGTTGGCGGAATTACTATCGGCAGCGCCGCAATTTTAGAGGCGGAATTAGAGATCTTAGATGGTGCGACGGTTACGACAGCCGAGCTTAATTTAATTGATGGCGGAACGGCGCGCGGCACGACAGCTATAGCCGACGGCGACGGTGTTTTAATTAATGACGATGGTACTATGAGGATGACAACCGTACAGACTCTCGCTACCTACATGGAAAGCGAGATAGATACTTTCGCTAATTTAGAAGTAACGACAGAATTACAAACAGCCCTCATAGCTTATACAGACGGCGACGATGCTATTACGATAGCAGACGGAGGCGGAATTACGGCAGCGGCAGGGATTACATCTACAGCGGCGGCAAACACCCTTGGCGCGACCTCCTTTAATGAGGCGGCGATTACAAACGTAGGCGATATAGCCCTGGACTCTATAAGCGCTGACGGAAACGATATTAATATTGCTTTAACTGATAATAGAGCAACTGCATTTACTATAAAAGAGTCCACCGCCGCATATTTAATAATTGATACAGCAAACAGTAGCGAATCGGTTTCGATAGGTACAGGAGTAGAGTCTACTATAGTTACCATAGGCCACGCTACCTCCGAAACTACCGTAGCAGATAATTTAAGCGTTACGGGGAATGTTACCATTAGCGGAAACCTTTTAATAACGGGCGACTCGTCAGAAGTTAAAGCCGATGACCTGGTGGTAGACAATGCTACTATCGCTATGGGAACTACAAACGGCGCCGCGCCCAGCGCTGATAGTGGATTTGATATTGGATTGATGCCCCATTGGCATACCGGATCTGGCGCTAAGACCGCCTTCCTGGGCGTAGATGTAAGCACTTCGGCCTCAGCTCCCAAATTAACCTACATACCAGACGCAAGCTACAGTTCCAACGTAGTTTCCGGAACCGCAGGAATAATCGTAGCCGACCTGGAGGGTACAGTTACAACCGCGGCACAAGCCAGTATAACCTCTCTAGGCGACTTAACGGCCTTAGTAGTAGATGACGTAGCTATAAACGGTAAAGTCGTTACTATGACCGGATCTACCGACGATACGGCCGTATTTACAGTAGGTACGCACGGCACCCTCTCAATAGTAACCACAGATACCGCGGCAGCAGCAGCAAATATTCAAATTACGGCCGACGGTACGGTAGACATAGATTCCGCGGGCGTATTAACTTTAGACTCTGGGGCGGCAATTAACATAGAGCCGGCGGCTGGATCGGCGATACTCTTAGACGGAACCATAAGCGTAGACGCTGGGGTGGTTACTGGTGCAACGTCTATAACATCTACAGCTTTCGTAGGGGCGCTGTCAACGGCGGCACAAACTAACGTAACCAGCCTCGGAACATTAACCGCCTTAACTGTCGACGATGTAGCAATTAACGGCAAAGTAATTACAATGACGGGGAGTAGTAGTGATACCGCAGTATTTACAGCGGGTACTCATGGGACTTTATCTATCGTTACGACTGACGCGGCGGCAGCAGCAGCAAACATTCAAATAACCGCAGATGGGACAGTAGATATTGATTCAGCAGGAGTCCTAACTCTAGATTCTGGTGCAGCCATTAATATAGAACCCGCTGCGGGGTCAGCAATTTTATTAGACGGGACGATTAGTGTAGATGCGGGTGTCGTT